CCAACAACTACACAAACTCAGCAATCAATACTACCTACACCTTCATTAGGACAACAACTAATAGGTATGGGTACTGGTGCATTAGGTCTAGCAGGTGCAGCTAAAACTTTATTTAAAGAAGGTGGACCACTCAAACAGATACCTGAGGGTAATGAAGGTTTAAAAGCATTAGCTAAAGAGTCTCCAAATACTGTTGAGAGAATGGGATTTAAACCATTGAAGAAAGGTAAGAGACCAAAGATAACTAAAAAACAAAATCAGATGTACAAAGAAATGTTGTACTCAATGTTATCAGATGGTAAAAGAAAAGAGATGAATGGTGACATAAGTGAGATAGCTGACATCATGAAAGAAAAAGGTATTGCTACATTATCTCAAGATGGTGGTGTTGTTAAGTTAGCTAATTCATTTGGAACTATAGGGGATAATATTGATAACACAGCACCTGATGTTAATATTACTAATCAAACTGAAATGCAACAATTAATAAATAGAATTAAAGCTAGGTCTAAAAGAGCAGACGAATTAGGAATAGAATTAACTGATGAAGAAAGACAAAAACAAATTGAAGAAGATAAAGCTACTTCTAAATTACAGGCTTATTTACAACTTGCAAAATTAGGTGGTGATATATTAGCTGCTGACCCTAGTAGAGGTACATTAGCTGCAGTAGGTTCTGCTGCTTCTAAAGCTGCTCCAGGATTTATGGAAGCTGCTAAAGAATTTAAAGATGTGGAGAAGAAAGCAAGAAAACAAAGAGTTGATGAAGCTTTACAACAAATTGGTATTGAAAGTACAATGGATGAAAGTCTTCGTAAGGCTCTTGAAACTGAACAAGATTACCAAGCTGCTCTTGCTAAAATTGAAGCTGATGCAAAAGATTTAGGTTTAACAACTGTTAAAACAGTTAAGGATGCAGAGAATGTACTTGCTTCAAGATTTAATAAAAATGATAGAAAATTCTTTGAAAGAAATCCTATATTAGTAAGTCCTGATGGTAAAACTAAACTGTCAACAGCAGATATACATGAAAAAGCATCTAGTTTAGCTATAGCTTCTTTAGTTAAAAATCCAAATGTTCCAGATAAGGAAGTTGCATACGACCTGGCTTACACTCGTTCAATAGGAGATATACTGGACCAATATAACTTAGACCTTCCTGATAATCAAAAAGAGGGTGGATTAATTACTCCAACTAAAGAACAAAAAACTGTATCACAAATATTAGACGAGATAGAATAGTGTTATGGCAATTAGTATTGACTCACAATCATTTAGAGAAACTGCAGAAAAAATTGAACAACTTGAAAAAAAAGGAGCTTTAGATTCTGTTAAAGCTAAACAGCTTATTGAAGAACAAGGTTTTGACCCTATTGAATTTAAAGAAACTTATAATGAATACTCAGGTTTAACTCAAGAAGAAAAAGATAAAGCTGCAGAGATAACTGGTTTAGGTATTATTGATGCACCTATAAGAGTAGCAGGTAGAGCATTTGGTGAAGCTGGTAGAGACATTGCAAGTTTTTCTGCAGATGTGGCACCTAACTTAACTAAAAAGATTTCAGATAGTTTTTCAGTTGTGTCAGATAAAATGGGGGAATATGTACCTGAAAGTGTAAAAGAATTTTCAGATGAGTTGTTTGACCCTTATCATGGTGATGGTGTATATGGAACTGCTGAAGGAGTTGTAGGTAATATTGCCTCTTACTTTGTACCTGCAACAGGAATACTTAAAGCACATAAAGGTTTAAACACAATAGCAAAATCAAATAAATTATTAAACTCAGGTTTAAAACAAGTGTCTAATTCTTTAGGTGCTAAAGGTCGTAAAGCTACTAGAGTTGCAGGTTATCTAGCAACTGGAGCAGGTGCAGCTACTATAGCTGAAGACCCATCAGAAAATATAGTAAATACCTTACGAGAACAATTCCCTGAATCAACACAAATATTAGAAGGTCTTAGTGTCAACCCTGAAGATTCAAGGTTGAAACAAAGACTTAATGCCTTCGTAAATAACTTAGGTTTTGAAGTTGCAGCAGTTGGTGGTGTAACAGGTTTAGTTAAAGCTTTCAAATTAGCAAAACCATATACTAGAAAGTTTGATACTTTCTTCTCATCTAAAAGAGGAATGTCAGATAAGGCACAAGAGTTATTTCTTAAAGCAGATGAGTCTGTAAATAGTGCTATGAAAGAAGCAACTATTGATGCTAAAAAATTATCTAAGTTAATGAAAAACAATAAAATGAAAGACCCTGCTCAAGTTCAACTTGTTAATGATGCTCTTAAAGGTGATGCAGTTGCATTAGAAAATATACCTACTGATGTTAAAGAACTTGTTACTAAAATGAGAAATAATATAGATGAGTTGTCTACATTTTTTACAAAGAACGAAAGATTATCTGGACAACTTCAAGCTACTGTAGATGAAAATTTAGAATCATATTTAAAAAGAAGTTATCAAATATTTGAAGACCCTTCATATATTGTTGATATGGCAGGAGCAATTAAAAGAAATAAAAAAAATATTCAAAAAGGTGAGCTTGATAAAATAACAGATGATGGTCTTCGTAAGATGACTAATTATTTAGTTGATGAATTAGAGTTAGAACCTTTAGATGCTTATAATGCACTACGTAATTCTGTTTCAAATTTAAATCCTGAACAAACTGGTGATTTCTTACTTGACCTTGCAAATAAATCAAAAGGAACTAAAGGTGCACTTGATAAAAAAAAATTAATATCTGACCCCATTAGAGCATTTTATGGTGAAATAAAAGACCCTACTTTTAACTATGTAAACTCTTATAAAAAATTATCTGCCTATAAAGCTGAAGTAAATTTTTTAGAAGAATTAAAAAAGGACATGTTAAATAGTGGTGCTGCAGTTAATATATCTAAAGCTAAAGGTCAAGACATAACTAATGTTCCTGATGCCTTTGTTAAAGCTGAGAGTATAGTAGATGAAAGATTAAGTAGAGTATTTGGTGGAGGAGTTGTAAGAAAAGATGGTGTTAAAAATCCATTAAGTGATTTATATATTGATAAAAGTTATGCTAAAACTTTACAAGAAGGTATAGATGGTATAAGTCCTTCAACAAGTTTTATAATGAAATACGCATGGCTACCTTTAAAAACAGGTTCTCAAATAGCTTCAACAGTTTTCAATCCTTTAACACACTCAAGAAATGTTATGGGTAATGGTGTATTCATGATTAGTAATGGTATGTCACCTATCAATGGTGGTGCTTTTGATGCAGGTAAATTTGTAGCTGATAAGTTAATAGGTTTAAATAATAAAGAACTTACACAACAATTTAATAAATATGCAGAGTTAGGAATAACTGGAACAGATGTTATATCTGAAACTATGAGAAAGAATTTAAAAGATATAACAATGAGTTTACCTGAGGTTAAAAAAAATAAAATAGATAAACTTTATAGAAACATTCCTAAAAAATTAACAGACTATACAGTAAAACCTGTTGGTAAATTAGCAAAAAAAGGAATACAAAAATTAATAGATGTGTACCAACTTGAGGATGATGTATTTAAAATAATGCACTTTGAAGGAACTAAGAAATATTTAAAAGAAGCATTTCCTAATTTAGCAGATGATGCTCTTGAAAGTATGGCAGCTCAAAGAACAAGAGACTTAATGCCTAATTATAAAATAGCTCCTAGATTTATAAAAGGTTTACGTGCAATGCCTGTAGGTGATTTTGCTACGTTTGCTGCTGAATCTGCAAGAGTTGCAAAAAATTTAGTTACATATACAGTTAAGGATGCATTGAGTGGTAATGGTACACTTAGTGCAATGGCAGCTAAAAGATTAGCAGGTATGACTGCAGCAGGTTTAGGTGCAGATTATTTATCTGAACAATCTAAATTATTTGTAGGTATATCAGATAAAGAGGAAGAAGCTTTAAGAACAATAGGTCCATCTTGGGAAAACTTAGCACCTCAAATATATTTAGATAAAAAAAATGTAGGTAAAAAAAGAGTATATGATACTGTTTCTTTAGCATCTATGGACCCATTTCAATTTCCTAAAGCTGCAGCTAGAGTTACTCATAGAATAATTAATGATGATAAATTAAGAGAACAGTTTTTAGCTATACCAGGTCTTGGTGATGCATTAGGTGGTGAAGCTAACTTAGATAAAGCTTTAGAACCTGAACTATTTAAAATGGGTTTAGCAATGTTTGATAATACTTTATCGCCTTTCTTAGGAACATCAATAGCAACTGATGCTATATTAGATTTAGCAGTAGGATTAAAGACAGGTAATAAACCTTTAGATGAAATTATGTTAAAATTTTTTGGAGATACATTACAACCTAGAGGACTTAACTTTGTTCGTAATAGAAAAATATATGAACAAGAATTAGAATCTAAAGATAAAGAATTAGCTAATAAAGGTTATCCTACTTATGCTCTGTTTTCTCAAAGAACAAAAGGTATTCCAGGAGAAGCTGACTTAGATTCTTTATTAGGTTTAAAAGTAAGACGAATAGATGTTGACTCAACATTACCTTTTAATATAGAATATCCTCTTAAAAATTTAGAAAAGGGTAGTTTTTATAAAAGAGTAGCTAGAGGAGATGTTCCTTTAAAAGTTAAAAATAAAAAAAGACTAAGAGAAAAAAGTTTTTTTACTGATAGAATAAATGATGATGACTTTATTGAAGCTTATAAATTAGATGAAAAAAATAAATTAAAAAAAGAACAAGAACTTAGAATGTATATTAAAGCATACAAAGAATTAGGTTATACAGATAGAGAAATTAATCAAAAAATAAATATATCTGAAAAGGGAGATGAAGTATTAAGTGGTGTTCAAAGAAATGAGCATATTCCTAATGATTATTTTTTAGATGAAAAAACTCAAGATGCATTTGATGAGGGTTTAGGTAAACAAGGTGTTAAAATACCTAGAAAAAAATTGAGTGAAATTAATAATAAGTTGTTACGTCAAAAGATTGACGAAGAATTATTTAAAACAATAAGAAGAGTAGGAGAAAGATAATGAACAATAGAGACTCATTAGAAGCACGACTAGCTGCACTTGAAGCACGTAATGAAGAGCAACACAAAGAGGTTGCCAATAAACTAGAAGCTGCTTTTGATTTAATACATAAACAGACAGAGATTATATCAGCCATGAGAGCAGACTTAGCTAGAGGTTCAGGTGCAATAAAGATGTTGTTTGTTGTAGGTGCTGCACTAGGATTAGTGTATACGTGGATTAAGATGATATGAAGTGGTGGAATAAACTAAAACAAAAGTTTAAAGATGCAGATAATATCATTGACTTTAGTGTGGACATACTCATTGTTATATTTGACGTAATGACTACACCATTACTCATACCTATTCGTATAGGTAAATATTATATCAAAGGATTTTTTAAATCAATGTGTAAAAAATTCTTAAAGAAAACTTACCATAGGTTGTATGATGACAAATAGAATTATTATAACTTTACTTTTAATTGAGATAGCTTTACATTTAGCTGAGATTGCGTTTGACTTACACGCACATTATGGATTACAAGAACTGTTATATGGATAGCCAACTGTGAAAATTGGACAAAAAAATACCCCTAGTTATTAAGTTAGCTAGGGGTTTTTTATTTATTTATCAGATTTATTTTCAATCTTTAGTTCAGACATTTCGTCTTTCACTTCTTTTATTTCTTTTTCATAATGCTCTTTTTGTTCTACAAGATAATCTAATCTAGCTTGCAGTTTCTTTTGTTGAGCTTCCTGATACATTTTATCAGATACGACCATTACTCTTGGTCTCATTAAATCAAAATGATTATAGAACATGTTGTCCAATAACATCATAGTATTTCTCCTTTTAGTTTATTATCCCTATCATTAGGCAATAATGTTGTAGTTAAACTAGATGAAAGCCATACCTTTTAAAAGCATATGGCTCACACCAAAAAATAAATGCTATTACTTTTCAGCACAAGCATATGAATTGATTTCTAAACCTACAGAAATTTCTGCGATAATAGGTTTTGTCCATGCAGTCATATTATTTCTCCTTCCATGTTTTAATTCCTTTCTCAGCACCTCTACTTATGATGTAGCCACCAATACCAATCTGTAATAAATCAAACAGTTTCATAATAACTTCGTCTGATAAATTCTCAGGATGTATTCCAAACCAATACATAAATAAAAGTAACAAGAAAGATACCATAGTCAATGGTCTCCAATTACGTTGTAACCAACCTTCACCTTTAGCTTCAGCAACCACTACAGATGCAGCAGCTTTTTCTATATCTGCTGAGTGCGTAACTAGTGCTTTGTTTAATTCTGATTGAGCCTTTGCTTGAGCAGCTTTATCAGGAATTATTCTATCAATTACTTTACCTAATATAGGTGCAATCATTGGTAATAACATAATATTTCTCCCATTTATATGTATTATAACTCAGATTTATTTAGAAAAAAAGAGTTATTTTATTATTTTTGTTCATCTTACATTTACCTTCAAGGCAAATTAAGTCATTGTTTTCACTAATCTTTTCATAATACTTATGAAGAGGATTGGTATAGAAATAAAAGTTACCCTCATACATAGGTATATAATATTTTTTAGTGTTAGGTTTATTATAATAGAACAAAGCTGAACTTGAATTACCTACATGTATAGGTAACACAAAGTAACAATCAGCTTTATGATTTAAATTATAATAAGTACCATCTTCCTGAATTATTTCAAATGCAGGAGATGAATATGTGTCTTCAAATGTTAAGTCTTCTACATACATATTATTTAACATTTGTTTTATTTTAAATAATAATGATGGAAACTTTTCAAAGATAACTGGATTGTAAGTTAAACATTTATCTTTGTAAGTGTCTTCAGTATCTGTGCTTTCTTTTCCTGAACCTAAAGAAAATCTATCAGAATAGTTTGACCAGGAATCTTTTAAATCCATCACTGATTTATATATTGCCTGACAGTCTCTATCTTCTATAAAATCTTTAATCGTTATTGAAGAGAGTATTTTCATATTCAGGATGTTCCTTTCTTCCATTATTTTTCCATAGCTCAGAAACAAGACTACCTTCTCCATACATTTCCATATGCATATCAACATCTTGTCTTTGAAATAACTTTTCACAGTCTTGTGCCATAGCTAACAACTCACCAGTAGTCCAAAACTTTTTATCATTTGTAGTTACATGTAGATATTTCTTTCTTCCTGAACTATCAAGTTCATCTTTATTCTTTGGTTCAGGTAGAGAACAATCAAAACCATACAACTTAAAGTTTCTAAATCCTAATGTATGTCCAACACTAATGGCTCTCATAGCTGCACAAGTACCACCAGTTAATAGAACTGTATCTTCAGGTACACCTAGTTCTTTAGGTATAACAACCTTATTACCTTGACCAGTCTTTTCAATGATGGCATCTGAATAAGCATTCCAACCTATTATCTTTGCACCTTTTTGCTTTAGATATTTAACAACAGATATGTCTGTCATTGATGATACAAAGAATATAGTTTCTTTTGGTATCTCATTAAATAATTCTTTACGTACAATACCATGTGTACTTGTGCCATCAATAGGTCTAGGGTCAAGTATGTTACATGCCCAAGGAGTTATACCTTCTTTTAAAAGCATAGGTAGTGAATGTTTAACACACATAATTTTACTTTGTGTTGACTTGAGATAGTCTTTATACTTTAAAAATGAAGGACCACCTGATACTATATTAAGTATCTCACCATGTGGTCTAGCTTTGATTAACCATTTTTTAATTGACTGTACATTATTCTTAATATTATTTCTAATATAATCAGTAGGCATACAGTCTTTTGGTTTTACAATTATGGGTACGTGATTGAAACTTTGAGGGAGGTCACCAAGATTAGATTGATTAATAACGACAGCAAGGTGAGTAATACCACCACCTTTAACTGGGTCGCTAGATGGAAGAACTCTTTTACGAATCTTTTTATCAATAGCATCAAATACTTTATTTGTACCTTTATGTTCATCTACTACTTCCTTTCCATCAGCATCTTTATTAAAGTAATCATCAAACACAACAACAGATATATTCTTTGTCATATTGTAATCATGTTGAACAGTATCATAACTGTGTCCACCATCAAGATAAGCAATGTCAAAATCTTTTTGTTCAGTTAGTGTTTGTTTAGTATCACCTTTAACTATTTTAAATTCAAAGTCTTTGTTCATCTTTTCTTTGACAAACTTTTTAAATTCATTAAGTCTTTTCTCAACTGCTTGATAAAGATTATGTGGTTTAGTATTCATCTCAGTTGCATCAGTAAATTCATCTGCATCTTCAAACAAATCATAACCTTCATAATAAACTTTATCTACGTTGTCAAAAGCTGCCAGTGCCATTTCAATAGCACGACCACCATTCCATGTACCTGTCTCCAGTATTCTTGAAAACTTGTAATGTCTAATGACATCTGCCAATTGTTTGTACCTCTTTGGACCAACGACATCAGGTGTGGTCTTATCAGATAACAAGTCCTTCCTATTACCCTTGAAATGCTCAAAGTAATCTGCCAAAGGAGAATTATTAAACGCATCTAAACCTCTCACGTCAGGTGTTAAACTATGTTTCTTTAAACCATGTGCACCATAGATATTAAATAATCTTTCAAAGATAAATCCATCATGCCATTCTCTATATGAAAGAACTTCGTGACTATTATAAAGACCTCTCATATCTCCTAGTAAATCAAGGGGTGGGACAGTATTAAGATTAAAAGCCATGAAAGATGTTTCACTATAGTCCACATCTTTCCTACCTAAGTGGACGAGTTCAGAACCTAGGGGAATGATTCCAAACAAGTCTTGTTTATTAACAGGCTTTCTAAGGATAATGTCAGCATCTAACCAAACTACCCACCCTACTTGTACACTCTTTTCTACCAACTTGAAGGAGAAGTCAGTCAGAGCATACACTTTGTGACACCATTTAATGGCATCTAATCTCCAATTATAAGGCATCTTACCACCTTCAGTACCATCATGAAGTTTCATTTCTTCACGATAGGTAATCATTTCGTCTACCTCATTAAGATTTCTAAATGTTATCTTGTCTGTTTTAGGAAACTCTTTTATCTGTTCATCAGTAAAGTCATGATAGTAAGCAGTTAAATGTAAATCATCAGCCATAAACTTTACAACTGAGTCAATCATTTTCTTTGCATAAGTTTCCCACCCTTTAGGATTAAAGGACGTAACGATATTTATTGTGTCTTTCATATTAAAATTTTATCCATTGTGTTGGTCTAGTTTCATCTACTGTATTTCTATATAATAGTTTCTCATCTTCCCAGTCTTGAGCAAACCTAATATCTTTATATGAACCACCAAACCAAGGTCCACCTAAAGAAAAATGTATAGCACTAGGTTTCTCTCCTATATTAGATATATCAGGAATGTGATTCCAGGTGCAAGGTATACCTGCAATCTCACTGTCTGAAGTCCATTTGAATTGATGTAGATGTAAACCTCTCATAGTATTTACATCTTCACATGTAAGATTACGTACATCTTTATGTGACATATTTAATAACATAAGTGAAGACCAAAGTTTTTTATCATAACCTAATTGTTTTTGATTGTCCATCTTAGTATCTTCAGTAGGTTGCCAGTCAAACTTAACACAAGCTACTGCTTTATCAGCACAGTTAACTTCAACCCATCTAAATAATTTATCTATATCATCCAAGAATAAAAAATCACAATCACAAAACATAATCCAACCTTTAACACCATTACGTTTAGCAATCTCAGGTGCAAGAAAACGTGTATGACTAAACTCTGTAGAAAAAGGTTTGTCATCTATCACATCATATTTCTGACCATGCTCATCTTCTCTCCATTCTCTATCAAAATAACCACCTTTTCTTAAAGTGATATGGTTTAAATCAATTACTGTAAGAGGTCGTGAACTTTTTCTTATTAAAGAATGTTCACAAACTCTATAAGCAATATCTTCACGACTATCATACCCTATAAAAACAAAACTAGTTTCATTATAGGGTAATGGATGTATAGTCTCTGACTCGTAATTTGTTCTAGCATTTAATAACATTGTATTATTATACTCCTTTTAAATATAAAGTCAAGAAAAAATTAAACTACTTCACATGCACCTGCAGTACACGCAAGTTCTTTTGAAGAAGTAGTTGTATCTTCCTTTTCATAATTAGTTAAGTCCATCCAATTAATATTTCTTGGTGTCTTAGCTAACCATTCTTCATAAGTTTTCTTATCAACTTCTTGATAAGGTGCTTGTTTATATGAATGGTCAGAGTGAGGTAAGAATGAAACACCACTCATCACATCAAAGTTTTCATATACCCATGCACCAACTTGTAACCACTCTTCTTCTTTTACATAAACTGTAATTGAAGGTTTGTGTTCACACCAATGTAACTGATACATCTTCCATATCTCTAGTTGTTCAATAGCAGACTTAGCATCTCTCATTACTGAACTCTTTGGAGATTTCATAGGAAAGTAAATAACCTTTGTATCATTAGGTTTCATTACGTCATCTTCACCATAGAAACCTTTGTCTAACATCATATCACACAATGGGTCTTTCTTATCTGCTCTTACAGTTCTAAGATAATAAGGTGAATAACGTGGGTGAATGCCTGAAGCTGAGTCAACTAATTGTGATACAGTTCCTGAAGGTTTAACACAAGTAATAGCAGTAGCTTGGTTAACTCCCAACATCTCTGCCCACTTCTTATTTGTTTTAATTGAATGTTCTTTAAGATTAATTAACATATCTTTTAAAACAGTTTGATTATATATATTACCTGATAGAACTTCGTGGTCCATAATACCAGTTAATGAAACACCTAGTAATCTTTCTTCTTCAGTATTATCTTTCCATTGTTTAGTTAGATATCTAAAGTCTGATAGAGTTGATTGAAGTGTACCAAAGATTGTAGCTATCTCTACCTTTTCTTTTAAAGTTTCTTCAGTATCATCAGGTCTTACAACCACTTCAGATAAATTACAGAATTGTTTATTTCTTAAAACTATTTCTGAACATGGATTAGTTCCAAAGTCAAAGTCACCATCTCTTCTACCTGAACGTGTTGCCATCTTTTGTGATGCAACTCTATTAAAGATACCACGTTCACCTGATTTAGAATCATAAAGAGATACCCATTCCTTCATGAATGTACCTATGTCAGGCTTCTCAGTGTAAGCTACAGAGTTATTAGCATAACTTCTTTGTGGATTATTGTCCCACCACTGACCAGTCTTTGCATCTCTCATTCTAATGTCTGAAAGATTAGACAAACTAATTAAAGCTGAACGTCTAACACCACCACAAACAACTACGTCTGCAATCTTACATACAATATCATGACACTCAATGCTTGTGAGTTTTCTACCACTAGCTTTTTGAAATGTCTCAATACTAAATTTAAATAAATCTCTAAGTGGGTCAGGACCACTAGCACGTCCACCAAATGTTTTTAGTTTAGCACCTGCAGGTCTGACAAGAGACATATCAAACTGTGGTATTTGTCCTGCATAAAGCATAGCGATAAGTTCACGATAAGACTTTGCCCAACCTATCTTACTGTCTCTAACTTTAATAACTGTTTCAGTTGTATGAAACTTCTCTGCAATCTCAGGTAGCTTATCAACGTACTGTCTTTCAACACTAAACCCTACACCAGTACCACACATAAGTATGTACATAATTTCATCAAAAGTTCTTACATTATCAATCGCAACATATGAACAGTTAAATCCTGCTACATTATCTTTATCCAATGCAGGACCTGCAGTCATCAATGCTCTCATTGAAGGCATAACTTTTAATGTAGTGATAGCATCAACCCATCTATCTCTTTCTTTCTTATCTAATTTTTTATTAGTTAACTTCTCATATCTTCCTTCCATATAGCTAACATATCGTTCAACAGTTTCACTCCACGTTTCTCTTCTGTTTTCTTTTTCAATCCATCTCGCATAACGAGAGATGGCAATATAGTTTTGGTATTCAGTTGGTAACATAATTATTTCCCCTTTCTATTTTTATGTTTAATTCTATCATAGCTATCTTTATAAGTCAATAAAGCATTTATATGATTACGAACAAAGTTAGTTCGTTTTAATGTTAATATTTCCATAGCTACTCTTCGCATATAGTTTGGTTCAATATCTGCGAGTTCGCATATGTATTCAAAGTCATCTTTACGTCTACCATTTTTAGTAGTAAACCATAAGATAGCTTCACGTTTATACTTATGACTTTCCAAGTCTTGAGTATCCTTTTGTGTAGCATCAAGAAGTGCTTGTAAAATAACTGCGAGGAATAGTGTCCTCTCAGCACTTGTTGAGCTGATAATGTTATGTTCAATTGTCTGTAAAAAATTATCATGTTGTAGCATTATACCATTGTCTAGGAATACCATCACTTATCTTACAATATTCAAAGTTATGTTTATCACACCACTTTGCATACGTCATGGTACCACCTTTGTTTAACTTTTTATTTGGATTATCAAATGCAAACCTAACTGTAATATTAGGATTACACTTTCTAAAAAATAAATGTTTCTTTCTCATCTCAATAGTTAATCTACCTTTAACTTCTATGTAAGTACCATTAGGTAATAAGAAGTCAGGACAATAAGTTTTATTTTCAAACCATTCATACTGATATTTATCAGGTTCATATTTAACTTTTATTTTTTTATCTTTAAAAAATTTATAAACCTTTTCCTCTGAACCACTTCTAAACTTCATTTAATATTCCTCATATGAAAAAAGTTTCGTATATGTAAGCATGTAAATACCACACACATAAGTAACATATAATAACTGTCAGATAATACTGACCATGTAATCCATATTATATTTGAAACCATACCATATAAGGGTGCATAGTTATCTTTATTACCATACACCCATACAGTAATCACTGCAGAAATTGCAGCTAGTAATTCAAATATACTAACCAATGTCATTTAGTTCTACCTCATTTACATCAGGTTCTTTTACAACCTTGGTTAAGTATCTTGGTCCATTCGCATAGATAAATTTTCTAAGTCCTTTCCCATCATTAGCATCCTTCCAACAATCAACTTTATAAGGACAGTAGGAACAGCCAACATCAAGTTTACGATTACCACTAGCACCATCTGCAATATCGTCATAACACTTGCTAGGAACTGTATCACTTGCGACAACATTTTTAAGATGTAAGACCCTATCTTTCGCATTTATCATCTCCATATCATGGACAGACATTAAACATATACGTCCACTCTGTTTATCAATAGCAAGAAAAGCACCACCTTTTTTATTTTGTGCATCAGCATAAGCTGACAACTGTGCAATGTAACCAAAGGGGTCATCTTTTAAGAGTGAACGATTAGAAAACTTTTTAAATGAATAAGCACTAGCTGATTTACAATCAGTAACAACACCATCAATCTCACAATCCTGATGTCCTAATACTCCTTCAATCTCTAATTCTTTCTGTTCATTCTTAACTTCATGTCCTGCAGTTTTTGCTAGTAATAAAAGTAACTCTTCAAGTATATGACCATAAGTAAATTTTATCTTCGCCCATGCAGGTAACTTTTCTTTTGTTATATCTCGTGACTGATACCACACCTGTCTATCAGGTTTACCAATCTGAGACATTCTTAAATTATTATTCTCAGAACGTGTGTTGAATAATTGTAGTACACCTTCCTTTACTCTTTCAGCAAACAACTCCATATCTTTTTCACTGGGTTGTGTACCATCAGTAATAGTTTTGTACATGTCTTCAACTAAAGTATCAATATTTTTCATAGAAAAAAATAGGGGTGAGCTATTAACTACACCCCCATCTCCTTTTTAAAGTTAAGGTTAAGCAGGTACTTCTGCAAATTCTGAAGTTGAAGTTGAAGCACTGCTAGGTGCATCAGGAATTTCTTCAAACTCACTTGCAGTAGTATTACCACCTTCATAGGCAACTAGGTTTACAACCTGAATAGCTTGTAAGTCAGCACTCTTACCACTTCTACCAGTTGGTTTGTGAGTCCACTCGTAAGTTTTATATAAAACATTTACGTCTGAACCATTACCAATCAAAGTATTTTCAAGAGGTCGTTTCATACCATCCATTACGTCAGGTGCTTTGTTTGCACTACCATCTTTTCTTTTAGCTTTTCTTTTGATGGTAACAAAGTCTCCTCTTTCGTCACCTTTGTTTTTAATAGATAGACCATCAGCTTCAGCTTTCTTTTTGTTTTCAGCATCAACTGCTAGGTCTACAGAATAGACACCATCTGCATCAAACGTAGTGTTTGGTGATACAACTGATGCCCAATAGGCTTTACCATTTAATATTGGCATATGTTTACTCCTTCATTAAGGTTATTATATTTTCGTATTAACTACGAATATCTCAGTGTATAATTATAAGGTATAACGATACACAAGTCAACACTAATTAAAAATAAATTTAAAACTAGTGGGTTTCTGCCCAACTCAGACCAGTCTTATACTCTGCATCTAGTGGACAATTAAGGTTGAGTTGTTCAGTTGTTTCTTTGATTGCCAACTTCACAATCTCTCCCATACTTTGTATGTCATTCTTGTTTACTTCAAACTGATACTCATCATGTATTGAAGCTACAAGTTTAACATCCAAACCTTTTGTGCGTACATGTTTAATCATGTTACGTAACCATACTTTACAAGCGATAGCACCTGCACCTTGTATGATTGTGTTAACTGCTTTATGTGCAGACCTCACGTTAAATAGTCTACCATCTAAACCTTTTACTTTACCTGACTGAGCAGCTTCTTCTACTTGACTTCTAAAAGATTTAAGACGTGGTAACTCAGATAAAAATTTATCAATAAGTTTTTTACCAATCGCCATATCTTTTGAACCAACTATCTGTGCAATCTTTTTTGCACCTGCTCCAAACAGAAAAGCATATATAAAAGTTTTAGCTTGGTCTCTATCTGATAGTCCTGCCATGTTCATATTCTTTGTGTGAATATCACCATTCAATATCTCGTGTGTATACTCAGGTGTGTTAATATAATGTGCTAACATTCTTAACTCTAGTCCTGAAGCATCAGTGCCAAAGATAACGTGAGTATCAGGCTTATCAGTTGTCCATACTTCTCTACATTCTTTACCATAAGGTGAATATGTAGCAGGTATCTGAGCCATATTTGGCGAATGATGACTCATTCTACCTGATACACAACGCAAAGTAAGGACACGACCATGCACTCTTCCAGTGGTTTGATTAACTACATCAAGCCAAGAAGAGATTTGAGACGTTCTCTTTTTTAATAATAAATATTCAGCTATTAGTTTAGCTTCAGCTATATTATCTATCTTTGATAAAACACTTTCATCTACAATAGGTGACCCCTTATCAGTAAACTTGTTTGGTTTCCAACCTAACTTCATAAGTCGTTCAGCTATTTGTTTACGAGATGCAAGATTAAATTCTTGAAAACTAACTTTAGTAAAAGGTACACCCTTTACATACCCACGTGTTTTATTATTTACTTTAGGTATGAACTCTTCCTCAATCTTTAATGGTGGAAAAGTCTTGTGTACTTCTTTTTCTAACTGTTCAGCTTTATCTTCAAGCATTGCATGTAGACTACTAGCTTTTTGTTGGTCTAAATAAAAACCATTGTCTTCTTGTTTAGAAACAATGGAACGTATATCATGCTCAAGTCTCAAAGAATAATCTGAGAATCTTTTACCTTCAAGTTTCAAATGATTATAAACTTTATGTGTAAGTTCAACATCACGTCTACAATAGGTAAGCATCTCTTGACTAAACTCAGTAAAGTTATTGAACTCAAGTTTATTAAATCCAAATCGTTTACCCCAGGAATCTAATGAGTGTCCATTCTCACGTTCAGGATTGTATAGCTGAGACATAATTAAAGTATCTTCAATCTGTCCAATAGTAATCTTTGTGCCAGTCAATCTATTTAGAACTGGTGCGTCAAAAGAAATACCATTGTGCATAATAATTTTATCTGCATGTTTATTTATAAATGCAGGAAACTTATCATAACAATCGCTACCAACAAAAGCATAGTTCTCATTTGTCTCCATGTTTCTAGCTACAATACAATGTATCTTTGTTGCATCTAGTGAATCTGTTTCTATGTCAACTACTAAATTCATTATAGACTAATATACTCCTTTATTGTTTTTACGTCAAATAGTTTTTGTAAACTTATTAAATACATTCGTGAAGCATTATGGTCTCCACCATTTACAGATACCTTTCTCTCTAAAGAATCAAGTATCTTTTTTAGGTTCTCAGTTTTAAATATAAGTGTGGCATAAACATCCTCACCTACACATAGATTATGAAACCAATAGTCAGCTTCAGTTGCATTGATACCTGAAGGTTTACCATAACATTCATACTCAATAGCTATGTTACCAGTTCTTTTCCAGACATCACGTTCA